ATCAAATTTTTTCGTGCGGGAGATATGGGGGGAGGGGGTACCCCATAGGGGGGGGTGCAAGCGTCTGCACACCACTGGAAGGAAGCCACGATGGGAAAACCCGGACCGAAGCCGCTGCCAGCGAACGTGCACATGCTGCACGGTAATCCCAGCAAGAAACCGCTCGGCGCGCTGTTCGACGAGCTGCGCCCAGAAGTAGAGATGCCGGACGCTCCGAGCTGGATGTGGGCCGAGGCGAAGAAGGAGTGGAAGCGGGTCTCGGCCGAGCTGCTGCGGTATGGCCTGGTGTCGAAGCTCGATCGCGCCGCCCTGGTGCTGTACGTGCAGGCCTGGGCGAAGATGGTGTGGGCAGAAAAGCAGCTGGCGCGCGCGATGAAACTCGCCGAGCAGAAGCGCATCGAGGCCGAGGCCGCCGGCCAGGAATACGACGGCGGCGACGGCATCATGGTGAAGACCGCTGGCGGAAACTTCACCTATTCGCATCATTGGGTGGTTGGGCGGCACGCCGCCACCGAAGTCAATCGTTACCTGGCCCTGTTCGGGCTGTCGCCCAGCTCGCGCTCCCGCGTGAGCACCAGCGACAACCGGCAGGGCTCTTTGTTTGGCGAACCGGCAGGAGAGGACGAGTGGAACAAGGTGAGCTGACCTTCGGCGAGATCGCGACGCAGTACGCGCGCGACGTTGTCGAGGGGCGCATTCCGTCCTGCCGCTGGCACTTCCTCGCCTGCCAGCGCCACCTCAAGGACCTCGATCGCGCTGTCACCGAAGCCTTCCCCTACCTCTTCAACCCGGAGATCACCAGCCTGGCCGGTAGGTCCTACCGGCCCGCCGAGCGCGTCTGCCACTTCGCGCAGCTGATGCCGCACGTCAAGGGCGACTGGGCTGCGCGTGGCATGCTCATCAAGCTGGAGCCGTGGCAGGTGTTCGTGTTTGCCAGCATCTTCGGCTGGGTGCACATGGTCACGTTCAAGCGGCGCTTCCGCTCAGCCGACCTCATCCTTCCGCGCAAGAACGCGAAATCGACGAAGGCCGCCATTGTTGGCTTGTACATGCTCGCGCTCGACGACGAGTTCGGCGCCGAAGTCTATTCCGGCGCCACCTCGGAGGGCCAGGCCATGGAGGTCTTCCGCCCGGCGCTGCTCATGGCGCGCATGACGCCGAAGTTCCTGCAACGCTACGGTGTCACGGCCAATGCCAGCAACCTGGCGGTCGTCGAGAAGAATGCGAAATTCGAGCCGGTGATCGGCAAGCCCGGCGACGGCGCCTCGCCGAGCTGCGCGATCGTCGATGAGTACCACGAACACAAGACGCCGGATCTCTACGACACCATGAAGACCGGCATGATGGCGCGCCGACAGCCGCTGCTGCTCGTCATCACCACCGCCGGCAGCGACATCGGCGGCCCGTGTTACATGCACCAGGTCGAGCTGCAGAAGGTTCTCGAAGGCACCATCGAGAACGACCAGCGCTTCGGCATCATCTTCACCATCGATGCCAAGGACGACTGGGCGACCGAAGCGGCGCTGATCAAGGCCAACCCGAACTTCGGCGTATCGATCGACCGCGACATCATCCTGGCCGATCTGCGCGATGCGCTCGCGGATCCGCGCAAGCAGAACACCTTCAAGACCAAGCACCTCAACGTCTGGGTGGCCGCCGCCTCCCCCTGGCTCAACCTGCATAACCTTCAGCAGCGCGGCGATGCCGCGCTCACGCTGGAATCCTTCGCCGGCGAGAAGTGCGTCGTCGGCCTCGACCTCGCCAGCAAACAGGACATCGCCAGCGCCGTGTTCGAATTCAAGCGCCAGATCGACGGCGAGACGCACTACTACGCCATCAGCCGCAACTACGTCCCGCAGGCGGCCGTTGACAAACCCGAGAACGCCCACTACCAGGCCTGGGTGAACGCCGGTCACCTCATCGTCACGCCGGGCAACATGATCGACCTCGAGCACATCCAGGAAGACATCCTCGCCGCCGCCGGCCAGGTGGTCATCCGCGAAGTCGTCAAAGACCAGTGGGGCGGCCAGCAGCTCGGTGCCAACCTCGCCACCGAGGGCTTCGAAGTCGTGGATCTGCCGCAGCAAACCCGCTATCTCAGCGAACCGATGAAAGACCTGCAGGCCCTCGTCGATGCCGGCCGCTTCCACCACGATGACAACCCCTGCTATGTCTGGCAGATGAGCAACGTCGAAGTCGCGCCCGACCGCAACGAGAACATCTTCCCGCGCAAGCAGCGGGCCCAGAACAAGATCGACGCCGCCGTCGGCACCATCCTGGCGCATGCGCGGTCGATGGTGCCCGGCCAACAGGAAGCATCCTTCTGGGAAACGGAGACCGCCTAAGTGTTCAACTGGTTGCCCTGGCGCAAGAAGGATGTCTCGTACAGTGACGACAGCCTGCCGGAAGTCCTGAAATCCATCTTCGGCGGCGGTGCGATCTCCAAGTCCGGCGCCTCGGTCAACTGGAACACCGCGCTGCAGGTCTCGACCGTGCTTGCCTGCGCGCGTGTTATCGCCGAAGGCATCGCCCAGGTGCCGCTGAAGGTGTTTCGCGAGACGGGGCGCAATCGGTTGCCGGCTCGCGACCACGCGCTCTACCAGGTGCTGCACCGCCGCCCGAATTCGTGGATGACCAGCTTCGAGCTGCGCGAGACGATGGGCCTGCACGTCGTGCTGGCCGGCAATGCCTTCGCCTTCATCAACCGTGTCGGGCGGGAAGGGCGGGTCGCCGAGCTCATCCCGCTTGAGCCCGGCAACGTCACGCCGGTGCGGGCGCCGGACTTTTCCGTCAGCTACAAGGTGCGCGGCAAGAATGGTGAGGTGCGGGAATTTCCTGCCGAGGCGATCTGGCACTGGAAGGGCCCGTCCTGGACGGGCGCCGGCGGCCTGGATGCCGTCAGGCTCGCCCGTGAAGCCATCGGCCTCGCTCTGTCGACGGAAGAACATCATGCCAAGCTGCACGCGAACGGCGCGCGCGCCGGCGGCGTGCTTTCCGTCGAGGGCACGCTGAGCGAGCCGCAGTACAAGCAGCTCAAGGAGTTCGTCGAGCGGAACCACCAGGGCGCCACGAACGCATGGCGCACGATGATCCTCGATCGCAACGCGAAGTGGCTGCAGACAGCCCTGAACGGCGTGGACAGCCAGCACCTTGAGACGCGGCGTTACCAGGTCGAGGAGATCTGCCGCTTTTTCCGGGTCATGCCGATCATGGTCGGCTACTCCGACAAGGCCAGTACCTACGCCAGCGCCGAGCAGATGTTCCTGGCGCATGTCGTGCACACGCTGTCGCCGTGGTACGAGCGCATCGAGCAGTCCATCGACTGCTTCCTGCTGAGCGAGATCGACATCAAGGCAGGTTACTACGCCAAGTTCGTCGTCGCCGGCCTGTTGCGCGGCGCGCTGAAGGACACGGCCGAGTATCTGAGCAAGCTCACCACCAACGGCATCCTCACGCGCAACGAGGCGCGCGAGAAGCTGGAATACAACCCGCTCGACGGCCTGGACGAGCCGCTTACCCCGGCCAACATGATTACGATTGCCCGTTCGAAGTCAAATCCGTCAAGGAAGACGGCACCTTCGCCGGCTACGGCAGCGTGTTCGGAAACATCGACTCCTACCAGGAGATCGTCCTGCCCGGCGCCTTTTCCGAGTCTCTCGCCGCGCAGCAGTCCCTCGGGCGGCTGCCGGCCATGCTCTGGCAGCACCGCTCCGGCGAGCCCATCGGCATCTACACCGTCATGCGCGAAGATGCCGTCGGCCTGCACGTCGAAGGCAAGCTCGCGCTCAAGACCGGGCGCGGCCAGGAAGCGCACGAGCTGCTCAAAATGGGCGCGCTCTCCGGCCTCTCCATCGGCTTCGTCACGCGCGAGGACATCTACGACAAGGTCACCGGCATCCGCACCCTGAAGAAGGTCGACCTGTGGGAGGTCTCCCTGGTCACCTTCCCGGCCAACGATGCCGCCCGCGTTTCGGCGGTGAAGACCATCGAATCCATTTCCAGCCTGAGCGATGCCGAGCGCTACCTGCGCGATGCCGGCGGTTTCTCGCGCGCCCAGGCCACGGCTCTGCTGAGCCGTCTCAAGTCCCTCTCGGGTCAGGGCGAGCCTGACGCGGCGCTGGGCGAACTGAAGCAATCCCTGCTCACCCTGCAGCGGCGCATCGCCGCCTGATTATTCGATAGGAGAACCACATGTCGGACATTTCCGAAGTCAAAGACATCGTCAAGGCCCTCAACGAGACCTTCGACACTTTCAAAAAGACCAACGACGAGCGCCTGGCCAAGATCGAAAAGGGCCAGTCGCCCGCCGACCACGAGGCCAAGCTTGCCGCCATCCAGGGCGACATCGCCAAGCTGCTCGACCTGAAGAAGGACATAGAGAAGCTGGAGGCCAAGGCCAACCGCCTGTCCCTCGGCGGCGCCGGCCAGGACATCGATCCGGCCAAGGCCGAATACCGCGAGGCCTTCGTCGGCCGCTTCGTCCGCAAGGGCGACGACCAGGGCATGGCCGACCTGCAGCGCAAGGCCATCAACATCGGCACGCCGGCCGATGGCGGCTACGCCGTACCCGAGCAGATCGATCGCGAGATCGAGAAGCTGGCGCGCAACATCAGCCCGATCCGCAGCATCGCCAAGATCGTCCAGGTCGGCACCAGCGACTACAAGAAGCTGGTGAACGTGAACGGCATCGCCAGCGGCTGGGTCGGCGAGACCGACGCGCGCACCGCCACCGCCACCTCGCAGCTGGCCGAAGTCATCCCGCCGATGGGCGAGCTCTACGCCAACCCGCAGGTGACGCAGCAGGCGCTCGACGACATGTTCTACAACGTCGAGGCCGACCTGATCGAGCAGCTCGCCGAGGAGTTCGCCGTCGCCGAGGGCACCGCCTTCGTCACCGGCAACGGCACCAACAAGCCGAAGGGCTTCCTCGCCTACACCACGGCGGCCACCGCCGACGGCGCCCGCGCCTTCGGCACCCTGGAGCACATCGCCACCGGCGTGGCCGGCGACTGGGCGGCCAGCAACAAGGGCGACGTGCTGTTCGATGCGGTCTCCAAGCTCAAGCAGGCCTACCGCGCCGGCGCCAACTGGGTCATGGGCAAGAGCATCCTGTTCGAGATCCTCAAGTTCAAGGACACCACCGGGCAATACCTGTGGCAGCCCAGCCTCACCGAAGGCATGCCCATCCGTCTGCTCGGCTTCGGCGTGACCGAGGCTGAAGACATGCCGGTCAAGGCCGCCAGCTCGCTGTCGGTCGCCTTCGGCAACTTCAAGCGCGGCTACACCGTGGTGGATCGCGTCGGCACCCGCATGCTGCGCGACCCCTACACCAACAAGCCCTACGTCGGCTTCTACACCACCAAGCGCCTCGGCGGCGGCGTGGTTAACTCCGAAGCCATCAAGCTGGTGAAGTTCGCGGTCGCGTAAGCCATCCTTCAGCGCAGCGATCGGGGCGGTCTTCGGGCCGCCCCGTTTTTTTGGAGAGAGCCATGTCAGAAAAGAAAATCACCCTCAAGGTCGTCAAGGATTTCCGCTTCGCCCACGGCGGCCACCGCGTCGTCGAGTACAAGAAGGGCGAGATCGTTGAAGTCGACGCCGACTGCGCCGAAGTCGCCCTCGAAGAGAAGTGGGCCGAGAAGTCCAAGGCCGCCGCTCCCGAGAACAAGGACGCCGGCGCCGCTCCCGAGAACAAGTAATACCGCCCCCTAGGAGTCCCCCAATGACCCACCTCCTCAAATCCCTGCGGCTTTTCGCCGCGCTGCTCTTCGCCGTCGTCGCGCTGCCGGCCCACGCCGGCGCGCTCACCGACTTCGCCGAAAACAAGATCGTCGACGCGCTGATCCGCGGCCAGGCCATCGGCGCGCCTGCCACCTGGTACGTCGCCCTCTACACTGCCTGCCCGACGGACAGCACGGCCGGCACCGAGGTCACCGGCGGCAGCTATGCGCGCGTGGCGGTCACCGCCGGCCTCACGCAGTGGGCCGGCACGCAGAGCGCCGGCAGCACCACGGCCAGCTCCGGCACGGGCGGCACCACCAGCAACAACGCCACGATCACATTTCCAGCGCCGACGGCCAACTGGGGGACCGTCACCTGCTGGGGCCTGACCGACGCCTCCACTGCGGGGAACATCTGGGTCTTCTCCGCGCTGACGGTGAACAAGACCATCAACAACGGCGACGCCGCGCCTTCGTTCGCTGCGGCTGCGGCGACGTTCCAGATCGACAACTAAGTCTCGATGCTCCTCCTCGCCAGCACCGCCGACCTGCTGCGGATCGTCACCTCGGCGGCCGTCACCGTCGACGTGCACGCCTCATGGGTCGACCTGAACGGCTCGACCGTCACGCCGGGGCGTGCCAACACGGCCATCAGCACCGCCGCGACCACCACCGTCGTCCCCTCGCCGGCCGCCAGCACTTACCGCACCGTCAAGTCGCTCACGGTGAGGAACCGCCACGCCACCACCGCGCAGGACGTGACGGTCAACCATACCGACGGGACAACCTCGGCCGAGCTGATCAAGGTCACCCTGGCCGCCGGCGAGTGCCTGCACTACCACGAAGCCGCCGGCTTTTGGATCTCAGATGCCTTCGGCCGCGTCAAGACCAATATCAACAACAACGGCAGCGGCGCGGCGGTCAATGCGCTCAATCTGGTGGTACTGGCCAGCGACGTGACGAACAACAACGCTGTGGCGAACACCATTGCCGATGTCACCGGACTATCATTCTCGGTGACCGCCGGTGAGACTTACCATTTCGAGTTCTTCATCCCATATACCTCTGCCGCGACAACGACGGGATCACGCTGGTCGGTTTCAGGGCCGGGTTCTCCGACGATGTTGAATTACACCAGCCAATACACGCTGACGGCGACCACGCTGACTAGCAACTACGCCACCGCCTACGACATCCCGGCCGCGTCGAACGCATCGAGCCTGACAGCCGGAAACATTGCATGGCTTGCTGGCATCATCAAACCGAGCGCGAACGGCACGGTGATCGCGCGCTTTGCCCGCGAGGTGGCATCGAGCGCCATCGTCGCCAAGGCCGGCGCGCTGCTCAAGTGGTACAGGACACTGTGACGCCATGATCGGCTTCTTCGACCTCAACGCCCTGCCGGAAGGCTGGTTCGCGCCAGAGCTGCAGCCGGCCGGCTGGTTCGACGAGGATCTGCTCGATGCGGCTGGCGGCGGAGGCGCGGCCGCGCTCGAAGGCGCCGCCCAGGCGCAAGCCAGCGCCTCCGCCGCGCTCACCACGCTGATCCAGCTCCTCGGCGCGGCTGGCGCCCAGGCCACCGCCACCGGCGCACTCACAGCGCAGATCCGCCTGGTCGGCGCCGCCGTATCCCAGGCACTGACTTCTGCCGGACTCACGACGGGCATCCCGCTGCTGGGCGCGGCCTCGGCCCAGGCGCTCGCCACGGCCGGGCTGACGGCGCAGATCCGGCTCGCCGGCGTCGCGCTGGCGCAGGCTTCCGCCACCGGCGCGCTGACCACGCCGATCCCGCTCGATGGCGCCGCCTTGGCCGTGTCCAGCGCCGGCGGCGCACTCACTGCGCAGATCCGCCTCGCAGGCGCCGCACTGGCGGCTGTGGCTGCCGCTGCAGGGCTGACAACGGGCATCCCGCTGGACGGCAACGCCCAGGGCCAGGCCGATGCCGCTGGTGCCTTGACGACGGGCATTCCGCTGGTCGGTGGCGCCGTCGCCCAAGCCACGGCATCCGCCACGCTCCTGGCCGTGTTCGGCCTCGCCGGCGCGGCCGGCGCCGTGGCGATCGCCACCGGCAGCCTGACGGCGCAGATCCGCATCGAGGGCGCCGCCCTGGCGCAGGCCCTCGCCGCCGGCAGCCTGACGACCGAGATCCCGCTGGCCGGCGCCGCGAT